GGGCCGGGGCGGGGCCGGTTGTTCGGCGGAAACGCCCACGGCCGCGCGAACGGCGATCAATCATCACAAACCAAGGGGGAGCGGGGGCAATGCCACGGTTTCTGACGCGCTCTGCCGGCGCTCTGGCGCTGTGGCTGGTCTGGTGCGTGGTGCTGTTCTTCGCGCTCTGGGCGGCGATGGCGCGGCTCTGAGAGGCCGCTCTGATACCTTGGCGATACCTTTGAGGCATCGAATCCGCGGAAACCCGCGGCAAAGGCCGGTCGATCAAGGAATCAACAATCCCCTGGTCAGCCAAAACGTCCTATTTGGGCAAGCCCCAGTCGGACGTCTCATTGTCCCTGCTCGAGCACGGTCACAGGCCGGTTTGCGCCGACCAGAACCGCGGGTTGGCGGACGTCTAAGATCCTATTGGGACGATTCGCCGCGAGTCGCGCCGAATCCCGCAGAGTCGGCGTTCCCGGCCCGTTCGGCCGGCCGCGGCGGCGCCTCGACCCCCCCCGGCGGCCGGCTCGGCGCCCCCCTCGCGTCGGCGCGGCACCACACTCACACCGTGGGTGGTTTTGGGGCTGGCGTGGCCGGAAAAACGCCACCGGACTAGGCGGGCACGGGTGCGGGTGCGGGAGGTGGCGATGAGGGTCGGGGGTAGCATGCAGGAACCAACGACGGAGACGGCTGGCTGGGAGGTTGACCTGGTGCGGGTGCTGCGCGCCTGCCAGGCGATCTGCCGGATGTTGGCCGAGGAGGCGCTGATGCGGATCGATGTCGGCGCCGAGGGTCTGGGCGCCGCCCTCCCCACTGAGCGCCAGGCGTGGCTGCTCGCCGAGCGGGAAAAACTGACGCGGCTGCTCGAGATGCTGGGCGACCCGCTGTGAGACGCCGCCGCTATGAGCCCGATCGGCTGCGCCAGGCGCGCCCGTTCATGGCGGCCTATCAGCGGCTGCTGCCGGGCGCCGAACCGCGCGATTGGCAGGGGTTTTCCGACGCACATCCCGACAAACCGCCGGTTTTGCCAGCCGATTGGCGGGAAAACCGGCCAAAACAGCCAGAGGAGGGCGAAAATGGCGAAAAGCACGGCCGGAATCGGTCCTAAAGGCCAGGCGAAGGCGGAAAAAGTGTTCAAAGAGTATGGGCGTGGGGATTTGCACTCCGGAAAGGGCGGCCCGGTGGTGAAAAACCCCAAACAGGCGGTGGCGATCGCGCTCAGCCAGGCGCGCGACGTCTCGCGCGGAAAAAAATGAGCCAGCCGCCCAATCAGACCAGTTTCCGGCGCGGCATTTCCGGCAACCCCGGCGGCCGGCCGGCGACGGCGGAAATATCGGCGCTGGCGCGGCGCTACACCGCGGACTGGCTGCGCGGCCTGGTCGGCGTGGTCAGGCTGCCGGTGTGCAAGGAAAACGCCCCCTCGATCATCTCGGCGGCAGTCGCGTTGCGCGATACCGGCTATCCCGGCCTGACCAAGGCAGCGCCCGACACCGGGCCGGCCAGCCTGCATCTGCACCTCCTGGCGGTCACCCGGGAAGCCCAGGCGACGCTGCAGCAGGTCGGGGTGGTGAGTGCCGTCGAGGAAGTGTCGGCGGCGGGCTGGGGAATCGACGCCCACGAACCGCAGATCGAGGACGCCTACCTGCCGCCGCTCGACGAGGCGATGCCGCACGAGGCGCTGCCACTGTGGGACGCCGCCGCCGCGGTGGCGGACGGTCCGCAGCCAGCCCCGCCAGGAACCGACGACAATGCGAAAACAGGGGAAACCGACGATGCAGCTGACAGCGGACCTTTCGACGGACCGCGTTGAGGCGGTCGTGGCGGCGCTGTGGCAGGCGCCGCACCGGCCGCAGGGACGTCCCGAGGCGCAGATCGCGCTGGTCTGCGCGCTGATCGCCGCCATGGGCGGCACGCAGGGGCAGCAGCCCGATCTGCGCGCGATCGCCGGGCGGCTCGGGGTTGGTCACCAGCGGGTCTACCGCACGCTGCGCCTGCTCGAGGCCAAGGGCGTCGTGGTGCGCAGCACGACCCGACGCAGCCTGGAAATCCGCCTGGCGGACGCGCCCCGCTGGCATAACGGGTAAGGGAGGCAACATGCGCGACGTGGAAAGCGTCCAAAATGAACTGCTGGTGGCGCTGGCCCAGGCGGTGCTCACCCTGCACCAGGTGCATTTCGTGCCTGACCGGTTGCGCAAGCAGATCGCCGGTCACGTCGCGGATCTGGAGGCGCTGACCCAGGACTATGCGCGAAAATGGCCGCTCGCCCCGGACGGTCCGGCGCCGGACACGGCGGCCTGACCGGTGGGGAGCGGACCGTCCGCTGCGACCGGCAGTGCGCCGCGCACCGACGCGCCGACGCCGGAGCAGCTCGCCGCGCTGAAAAATCCGTTTTCCCTTCTGGTCAGCCGCTACCAGCGCGACCCGGTGCGGTTCGTCCGCGAAGTGCTCGGCGCCGAGCCGGATCCCTGGCAGCGCACCGCGCTCGGCGCGCTGCAGCGGGGCCACCGCCGGGTCTCGATCCGCTCCGGCCACGGCGTCGGCAAAAGCACGTTCCTCGCCTGGTCGCTGCTGTGGTTCGGCCTGACGCGGTTTCCGTTCAAAGCCGTGGTGACCGCACCGACATCGACGCAGCTGTATGACGCGCTGTGGGCCGAGCTGCGCGGCTGGGTCGCCAAGCTGCCGGCGCGTTGGCAGGATCTCTTGGAAACCACGTCCGATCGTCTGGCGCTGCGCACCCGGCCCGACGAGGCGTTCATCAGCGCGCGTACCTCGCGCGCGGAATCGCCGGAAGCGATGCAAGGGATCCATTCCGATCACGTAATGTTGGTGATCGACGAGGCCTCCGGCGTGCCGGAACGCGTGTTCGAAGCGGCCGGCGGCAGCATGTCCTCGCCCGGCGCGATCACCATCTGCTGCGGCAATCCGACGCGGTCCAATGGGTTCTTCTGGCGGACCCACACGCTGGAACGCGATCGCTGGTTCACCATGCGGGTGCCCTCGACGGATTCGCGGCGCGTCGATCCCGGCTTCTGCCGCGAAATCGCCGAGCGCTACGGCGCGGAATCAAACGCCTACCGCGTGCGCGTGCTCGGGCAATTCCCGCTGGCCGACAGCGATACCCTCATCGCGGCCGAGCTGGTCGAGCAGGCGATGGCGCGGCCGGTCGAGGTCGACTGGGAAGTGCCGGAGGCGTGGGGCGTCGACGTCGCCCGCTTCGGCACCGATCAGTCGGTGCTGATCAAGCGCCGCGGTGCTGTGGTGCGCGATCCACCGCGCCGCTGGGCCGGGCTCGACCTGATGCGGCTGACCGGCGAGATCGTCAACGAGTGGAACAACACGGCACTGAGCGCGCGTCCCGCTGTGGTGGTAGTCGACAGCATCGGGCTCGGGGCCGGCGTCGCCGATCGGCTGCGGGAATTAAAAATTCCGACGCAGGACGTCAATGTGGCGGAAACCCCGGCCGCGGCCGGCAGATTCGTCCGCATGCGCGACGAGTTGTGGCAGGGTATCGCCGATTGGCTGGTCACCCGCGCGGTTGCGCTGCCGTATGACGAGATGCTGCGCGACGATCTCTGCGCGCCGCGTTACTCGTTCGCCTCCGACGGTCGTTTGAGAGTCGAGTCTAAAATGGAAATGCGATCCAGGGGCATCCGTTCGCCTGACGCCGCGGATGCGCTCGGGTTGACGTTCACCGCCAGTGCCGTGGTGGCGATGGCATCGCGCGACCGCAGCTGGCGCGGCGCGCTGAAGCGCAACATCAAGGGGATCGTGTGATGGCAGATTTCGATGGGCTGTCGTTGACCGAGGCCATCCGGCTCTGCACCAAACGCCACGAAGAGCTGTCGTCCTCCGAAATCAGACTGATCGGCAAGCTGGGCGCCGCCGAAGTGGTGAAACCGGCCGAGGCGTTGCGCCTCGCGGCGGTCGTGCGGCGGCTGCGCCAGGGCAATATCCTGGCCGAGATCAGTGCTGCCGCGCGGGAAAAAGGCTTCACATGAGCGACGATGCAGACATCACGGTCATCGAGGCGCGGCAGTTCATCGCCGCGATCAACTCGGACTATTTCCACGACGTATTCGCCGCGCTGCGGGTAGAGTTTAGCCACAGCGATGAAGCCCAAGGGGCGGCGTTGGACAGGCTCGAGGCGCGGCTGTTCGCGATGCGCGATCTGCTGAAGCAGCGGCTGAAAAATGTGGCGACAGAGGCGAGCGTTGCGCCGCAGATCAATCCCGATCCGCCGGTTCGCAGCGGCATACTCGATGAATAGGAATAGGCTCCCGGGCCGGGGCGCAGATTGCTCACTGCGAGGTTCACGCGTGTGGTCACCGAGCGCGCCCGGTTTATCGGGTCGGTGACGGAATGATGTTTGTCGCCGGGCTGCTGCTGGGTTTGCTGCTCGGCTGTCCGATCGGCGCCGCGGTGGTTTTCCTGCATATCGCCGGCTGGCGGCTGCCCTGATTTTTGCGCCCGGCGCAGCGTGCGCCGATTGACCGGCGCGGCGCCACCATGGACACCAGAACCTCGTCGAACGCCGGAATCCAATCCCAAGCAGGAGAGCTGCCATGCCCGCAATCAAAGGTGGTTACATTGAGTTTGAATGGCCGGGTCGTCCAGACATCGGCCTGCCGGGTGGTGGTTACTACCCAGACCAGGGCTTGCCGGGCGGCGGCCACTATCCCGGACATCTTCCGGCGCCCCCTGGGGGATACCCCGGCCATCTGCCAGCGCCGGGCGAACCCGGACACCCGTCGCATCCGATTGCGCCAGGGGCACCCGGTGTGCCCGATCAGGGCTTGCCGGTGCCGCCGCAAGTCTGGCCGCAACCGCCCATGCCGTCCCTCCCGCCCGACCTCGCCAGCCAGGTTATCGTCGCCGTGCATCGGCCCGGCCAGGACTGGGTTGTGAAAGCCTATCCCGTCGGACCTTCGCAGGGATTGCCTGGGTCACCACCAAGGCCGGATCACGGGTTGCCGCCGACTGCCGGGCAGCTGCCTGGGGCGCCTCCCCCGCAGCAGGGTGGCGTGCCGGAACCGCGCCGCTGATGGCGTGATGCCGTTCCTCGCCGCTGGCGATCTGACGCCCTACTATGGCCGTGAGGTCGACGGCGGCGAGTGTGTCGCGTTCGTTCGCCGGGTCACTGCGGCACCCCACACCTCGCTGTGGCGGCCCGGCGTGCGGGTGCGGGGTGGCGGTGTCGGACGCGGCACCGCCATCAGCACGTTCCGGCAGGGGCGCTACAGCAACAGCTACGACGGCACAGCGCATTGCGCGATCCTGCTCGCTGAGCACGCCGATGGGCTGCTGGTGGCGGATCAATGGAAAGGCCAGCCGGTGGCGCATCGGGTGCTGCAGTTCCGCGGAGGACGCGGGAAGGCGGTGAACGACGGCGACGCGTTCTATGTGATCGAGGTCGAGCCGCTGATACCGGATGACTGAGGCCGCGGCGCATGCCCCGTCCGGCATTCGATATGCTGCGTGCCTGTTTTTGGCTGCTCGCGGTGATCATCCTCGTCATGGTCGGCGAGTCGGTGCTGGCTTTGGCCACATGCGGTTACATGGTGCTGATCGGACAACAGAAGATGGGCGCGTGCGTCGAAGCCGGTGTGGTCGGCCATGCGCGCGAGATCATGGAGCTGTCGTTGACGACCGTGCTGGCGCTGCTGCTGGCGGCGCGGAAAAACGGCGATGGGCCGAAGCCACCGGAAGAAAAGTGAAGTTTGCGCCCGGCGCAGCGTGCGCCGATTGAAACCAGCCGATTAGGACGGTCACAGTCCGGTCATGTCAGACCGCATGCCCGCCTATCCGTCGACCACGCCATCGCCCGGCAATCGCCCCGAACGCGCCGAGAGCTATTTCGGCACGATGACGGATCCGGCGCTCGATGTGCCGCTGCCGCAGGGCCAGCAGGCGCAGCACGAGGAGGTCATCATCGCGCCGGCTCCGGCGCTGAGCGAGCAGCAGATCGAGCAGCTGCTCACCGTGCAGTTCCGCCAGGCCAAGGTCTACGACGACCGGCTGACCGTCGCGCGGCAGTCGGCGATGCGGCTCTATAACGGCGAGGCGCTCGGCGACGAGGAGGACGGGCGCAGCCAGATAGTCTTGACGGAGGTCAAAGACACCATCAACGCGATGATGCCGACCATCATCCGCACGTTCTGCGGCTCCGAGCATCCGGTGGAATTTTCCCCCCGCGCCGACGGCAACGACGAAGAGGCGAAGCAGGCCACCGACTACGTGCAGCACGTCTGCTTCATCGAAAACGACGGGTTCCGCGCGGTGCATGACGCCGTGCTCGACGCCTGCCAGCTGAAAGCCGGCTGGATCCGCTGGTGGTGGGACTATCAGGTCGACATCAAAACCGAACACTATTTCGGGCTGCTCGAGCCGCAGGCCGCGGTGCTGCTCGGCCAGCCTGGCGTGCGCGCGCTGCGCGTGGTGCGCCGGCCGGCGACGCCGGACGAAAATTTCGGCGTGCAGGCCTCGCCCGAGGCGCGCGTGGTGCAGCTCGACCCGCAACGCCCGCTGCTGGTCTACGACGCGACGATCACCCGGCGCAGCCCGCGCAATCGCCCGCGCATCATGGCGGTGCCGTCCGAACAGGTGCTGATCGATCCCGACGCGACCGGGCCGCAGGACGCGCGATTCCTGTGCTACTGGCGCATCGTCACCGTGTCCGATCTGGTGGCGCTCGGATTCGACGAGGCGCTGGTCAAAACCCGCATCACCCAGATGCAGCAGCAGCAGAACCGCGTGACGCGCCGCCGCGACCGCCTGGCGGCGATCGTGCCGCGGGCGCAGTCCAGCGATCCGTCGATGCAGCTGGTGCGCTATGCCGAATGCTGGATGCGGATGGACTATGACGGCGACGGCATCGCCGAGATGCACCGCGTCCATGCCATCGGCGACTACTCGTTCCTGCTGCTCGGCCACGAGCCCGCGAGCCATGTGCCGTTTGCCAATCTCTGCCCGTTCCTGGTGCCGCACCGCGCGATCGGCGAGAGCATCGCCGACCGCATCGGCGATCTGCAGCGCGCCAGCACGCGGGTGTTCCGCAACATCCTCGACAGCATGGCGGAATCGATCCATCCGCGCACCGTCGTTGTCGACGGCCAGGCCAACATCGACGACGTGATGGCGACCGAGATGGGCGCGGTGATCCGCGAGCGTCAATCGGGTGCGGTGCGCGAGTTGTCAAAACCGTTCATCGGGCCGCAGGCGCTGCCGATCATGGAGGCGCTACAGGCGGTGCGGGAATCCCGCACCGGGGTGACCCGCACCAGCCAGGGGCTCACCGCGGACGCGTTGCAATCCACCACGGCGATCGCGGTCAGCGCGCAGATCATGTCCAGCGCTGATCGGCTCGAGTTCATCGTCCGGGTGATCGCCGAGTGCATGCGCCAGGTCTATGACGGCGTGCTGCGGCTGTGCTGCGAGCATCAGGACCGCGCGCGTACGGTTTTGCTGCGCGGCAAGTGGACGCCGGTCGATCCGCGCGCCTGGATGTCAGGTTTCAATATCGTCACGAAAGTGGGGGTCGGCCGCGGCACGCTGGCCGAGCGGGTCGGCGTTTACGGCTCGATCCTGGCGAAACAGGAACAGGCGCTGACCACCATGGGCCCACAGAACCCGCTCTGCACCCTGGGCCAATACAGCAACACGCTGCACGACATGATGAACGCCGCCGGCATCATGAACACCGGGCGGTATTTTTCCGCCCTGCCGACCGATTTCACGCCGCCGCCACCGCCGCCGCCGCCGCCGACACCGGACCAGCTGCTCGCCCAGGTCGAGATGCAGAAGGTGCAGGCCTCCGTGATCGACGACGCGCGCGACGCGCGCTCCGAGACGCTGCAGAAACTGCTCGAGGACGACCGGCTGCGCGACGAGGCGCGGATCAAGGCGCTGCTGGCCGCCGCCGACCTGCAGGGCAAATACGGCATCACGGTTGACCTGGCAGCGCTCGGCCAGCTGCTCGATCGCAACCCGGCGGTCGACGCGGCGATGCTCTCGAGCGTCACGCCCACGCCAGGGGGGCCAGGAGGGCCGCTGGCGCCGCCAGGCCTGCCGGGGCCAGCTACCCCCCAAGGACCGCCGCAAACGCCGCCAGGCGGCTCCCCAGCCGGTCTCGCCCCGCGCATCGCCCCAACGGGACCGCCGCAGCCGGGTGGGGGGCCTTCACTGGCCAACGCCCAGGCGTTCCTGCCGCCGCCGCTGATCCAGGCGCTCGCCGCCGCCCAACGTGACCAGCCGCCGGCCAATCCGCTCGCCGCCGCCGCCGGCCTGGCCGGCGCACGCCCAGCCGCGCCGCCGCCCACGCTGCGGCCCGGCGGAAGCATGTTCTGATGGCGAGCCTGCTGGACGATTACGGGCGAGAACTACCCGACCTGTCGGGCCAAAACGTCTCGCTGCTGACCGGCGGTCCTGCCGGGTCCGATGTCGGTGGCTTCCTCGACTACCTTGGCAAGCAGATCGGCGACGAGAACCTGCGCCGAGCCGGCGTCGATCCCGATGTGGCGCGGTTCTGGCAAGGCGCGGTGGCTGAGCATCCCGAGCTACGCCTGCCGGCGAGCCCGGCTGTGCCTTACGTTCCGCAGCCGGGCGTGCCGGTGCTGTCGGGCGGCAGCAACGCCGATCCCTACACGCCGTTCGACCCGGCCGCGGCGATCGCGCGGATCAATCAGCGCTCGCTCGGCGATATCGGCACGCAGTATGGCGGCGCGTTCGAAGGCGGGCTGAAAATCCCGACGCGCGCCGGCAATATCGCCCGCGTCGACGTGCGCGGCCCCGGCAACGAGCTGCAGGACGTCAAACCGATGACCGGGCGCGCGATCGGCTCGCTGCTCGACGAGCATCTCGCCTCCGGCGGCGTCGATCTCTACGGCGGGCGTGGTACTGGTCCGGCGGACGTCACCGTCACCCTGCCGCCGGGCGTGACACGACCTGCCGATATCGCCGCCCGTGGCCAGCAGATGGTCGACCAGGCGACCGCCATGACGCAGAACGTGCCCGAAGGCGTAACGCTGCCGCGCTATTGGTATCAGGCCGGCGCCAAGGCGCTGCACGGCGCGACCGGGCAGGATCTCGAGGCAACCGAGCGGCTGGCCGCGGCGCACGCCATCACCTCGCCGCAGACCGACGTCGCCGGCAACAGCAATTTCGCGGTCAACGCGTGGAATCAGTCGCTGCTCGGCCAGCCGATCGCGGTGACCAATGCGCAGCGCAACGCCGCGCTCGAGGACACGCTCTATGGCAGCACGCTGCCGGCAACCCGCAAAACCGGGCCGTTCTTCGAAAACCACATGCGCAACCTCGACCCGACGATTGCCAACAACCTGACCAACGACATCTGGCAGATGCGCCAGGCTGGCTATACCGGACCAAAGGGCGAGCCCTATTCCGCCACGCCGGGCGTCGGCGAGGACAACTACGTCCGCATGATGGTCGACCGCGCCACGCGACAGCTCAACGCAGGAAACGTCGATGGCGGCGGCTGGACGCCAGAGCAGGTCCAGGCGGCGCTCTGGGTGCATGCCAAGACGCTGCAGGAAACCGGCGAGGCCACGCCGGCCTCCTACAATTTCAAAGACGCGCTGGAACGTCTCCACGCCGGCCAGAGCAATGCCCACGAAGCCGGGCCGGCGCTGCTGGGCGACGCGCACGCCGATCCACAGGCGCAGGATGCGTTCCGCCAGGGCGCCGGTAGCCTGCTGGTCGATCCGCTGGGGCGCGACGTCGTCAATGCCTCGCTCGGCATGCTGACGCCGCCCAACAAGCCAGGCCCGCCGCCGTGGCGATGACCGCCGACGGCATCAAGCCGGCATCGCGCTCGCTGATGGACGCCTCGACGCTGATCCGCGCGACGCTGCTGCGCCAGCCCGACGCGCTCTGGACGGCGCATCCCGACGTCAAGGGACTGCCGAGCATCCCCAACGCCAACGTGGTGCATGCGTTCTCCGGCAATCCGGCGGATTACGCGCCCGAGCTGCGGGCGGCGCTCGACAAGGCCGGCGGCGGCCTCGAGCACGCCGTGCTGGACCTCACGCCGGGTGGCGTGCGGGTGCTCAACGTCAACGAGCGCACCGGGCTGACCAATCCGGATTTCCAAGGCATGGTGCGGCGTGCTATTACGCAGGCGGGCCTACCGGCCGACCTGAAGCGCGCGAGGGCAGATTATGGCTACTACACCCACGACTGGACCGCAGACCCTACCGGGTCCGGCTATATCGCGCGGCTTGCCCAGCTCCCCCCAAACCTCCAGCGGGTTGGCGACCAGCTCTTCGCCCAGCTTGGCGGCCGCATCGATGCGGCGGGATCCGCGATATCTGGCGGCCAAAGCCAAGCTGGACCGTGGCGAATCCCTGGGTTCGCGCAAGCCGTAGGGCCAGCAGACCAGCCGCTGCCGCTGCGCCCCTGGGTGCAGCGCCCCTCTCCAGCCGATCCCGGCTCTAGCCTGCTCAGCCTGCTCGGTAGCGCCACGCCATGAGCGACCTGCCGTTTGTGATGACGCGCGAGGAGCAGCTGCGGCGCGCGCACGAGCTGCTCAATGATCCGCTGCTGCAGCAGGCGTTCCTCGAGATCACCGACTCCGCGACCATGACCTGGCGCACGACCGATAACCCGATGCAGCGCGAGCAGCAGTGGTTCCTGATCCGCGCGATCTTCGAGCTGCAACGCGTGCTCGAGGGCGTGCTGACCGATGCGAAAGTGCTGGAACGCCGCGAGCGGCGGATCCGTGGGATGAGAGGTTAACGATGTCAGACGCACCGCAAATCACCGGACCGTCGAGCGATCCGCCGTTCCGCTCGCGCGAGACCAGACCACCGAATCTCGGGCTCGGCATCGAGGAGGCGCTGGCCAAGCTGCAACGCCGCCGCGCTGAGGAAGCTGGGGGAGAGCCGCAGCAGCGGCAGCCGGCGCCGCTGGCAGCGGACCGTCCGCCGGTCCCGTTGGACCGTCCGTTGACAGCGGACCGTCCGCCACCGCCGGCCGCGCGGGCAGCGGACCGTCCGCCCGAGTTGCCGCCGCCGGACGCGCAGATGCCCTACACGGAGCAGCTGCCGCGCCGCTCCGACGATCCGCAAGACGACGCGGCCGGGCTCGTCGTGCAGGTTGAGGTCGACGGCCAGCTGGTGCCGGTGACGGTCGACGAGCTGCGCCGCGGCTATCTGCGCGAGCACGACTACCGCCGCAAATCTCAGCAGCTCACGACCGACTTGCGCCGCGCCCAGGAGATGCAGCAGCAATTCGCCGCCGCGCGCCAGGCGCTCGAGCAGCGGCTTCCCGCCTACGCCGCCCCGGCTGAATTTGCCGCCCCGGTCGATTGGGAGAAGCTGGCCCGCGAGGATCCGATCGGCTCGGTGCAAAAAATTGCCCGCCTGCTGGCCGCGCAACAGGCGCAGGCGGAAGCGCAACAGCTGGCACAGACGCGCGCGCAGGAGGAAATCCAGCGCAAACACGCCATGATGCAGGCCGGTCACGAGGTGCTGTGCCGGGTCATCCCCGGCTGGGCGGATCCGGCCACGCGCACGCTGATCCAGCAGGCGATCGCGCAGCACGCGGTCAGTCTCGGCTATCCCGCCGAACAGGTGAGCAGCGCCGAGGTACTGGATCCGCGGGAGATCCTGATGGCGTGGAAATCCATGAACTACGATCGCCTGATGCAGGCGCGGGTGCAGCCGCAGCCGGTCGGCGCGCGCACGGTCAACGGCAACGGCAGCAATCGCCGCCAGCCGCAGGCCGCGGCGCTCTCCGAGCTGGAAGAGCGGTTCCAGCAAACCCATCACATCGACGACGCCTTGGCGGTGATGAAAGCCCGCGACGAGGCCAGACGGCGCCCCGACATGCCGCAGCTCGGCCGGCTGCGCTAAAGTTTCCGCCAAACGAATCCGCGGACGGCATCCATACCGCGGAACCTTGGCCCGCCGGTCTCGCGGCGAATCCTCCCTCACAGGGCGCGAGCCGGCGGGTCTTTTTGTGCCTAGCGGCTTTGCGCCCGGCGCAGCGTGCGCCGATTGACGCACCGCGCGGCGATCTCGGAAGCTGCGCCCCGCGACGCTGCGGAGTCCTCTGCATGCAAGACCACACCGCACCGCCGCACGCCGAAACGCACGCCGCCGGAGTCCTCTGCTTCGCATGACCACACCGCGCGCCGTGTGAGCGACTGAGAGCCGATCAAGGCCGGAGTCCTCTGCCTCGCGCATGACCACACCGCGCCTGCTGGCGGCCTGCTGATCGCATCCCCCGAACGCAACCCCAGGCGCGCGGCTGGAAACCGCGCGCTCCAGTTCAGGAGTGCATCCGCATGGCCGTTCCCCCGCAGGGCGCCGCAATCGCCAACACCGTCATCACGCCACGTACCGGCGTTGCCAACGTCCGCGAAGACCTGGCTGACCTGATTTACGAAATCGAGCCGTACGAGACCCCGGTGGTCGCGGCGATCGGCAACCGCGAAGCCGAGCAGCCGGTCACCGACTGGCTGGTGCAGCAGCTGAACGCGGCCGACGACAATGCGCAACCGGAAGGATTTCGCTATACCGCGCAGGGCGCCCGCGCGCCGGATCGATTTCAGAATGTCTGCCAGATCATGTTCCGCGCCGTCACCGTGTCCAACACCTTCCGCGCCTCCAACAGCGTCGGCGGCGACGAATTTGATCGCCAGACTTTGCTCAAGGGCAAAGAGGTTCGTCGCGACCTTGAGTGGGCGATCACGCGGGCGGGGATCAAAACCACCACCGACCCGCGGCGGCTGAGCGGCTTTCAGACCTGGGTCACCAACGGCTCGATGGGCGCCACTGGCTCGCTGGCAACCGCCGGCAACGGCACCACCGCACCAACCGCCGGCACCGCCCGCGCGCTGACGCTCGACATGATCGCCGATGCCATGCAGCAGGCCTTCGTGCAGGGCGGCCATCCCAGGCTCGCGGTGATGTCGCCGCGCCTGAAACGCGTGTTTACCGCGCTCGCCCAGGGCGGCGCCGGCAACGCGATCGTCGCGCAGAATATTGTCCAGGCGACACAGCCCGCCCCGGTGACCATCGTCGGCGCGGTCGACGTCTATCTCTCCGACTTCGGCCGCCTGCAAACCGCGCCCGACATCTTCATGCCCGACAACATCATCGAGCTGTGGGATCCCGACTATGCCGAGATCGCGCCGCTGCCCGGCCGTGACATGGTGCAGGAAGAGTTCGCCCGCGTCGGCGACGCGGCGGATGGTGGCGTGATTTTCGAGGGCACGCTGCGCATGACCGCGCCGCGCGCGCACGCCATGGTCGGCGACCTGTCATAGGATGCCGCAGGATCTCTATGACAGCGTGTCGCCGCTGGCGCTGACCCGCGCCACGGTGTTCCGCGACAGCGACGGCACGCCGATGATCCGGCACCACCAGAACGTGATGCCGGTTCTCGAGCAGAACAAACGCGACGCCAACGCGTTCGAGCCGGGACCGCGGCCGACGGGGCTGCGCCATATCGCGCGCATCCCCAACGTCGTGGCGCTGCAGCTGATGCAGCGCGGGCTACTCGACTACCGCGGCCAGGTCGGCGACGAGCGTGGGCTGCTGCGATTCCTCTCGGATCCCGACAACGCTTTCCTACGTGTCGACAACGGCAGGCGGCTGGCATGACCAACAGAAATGATCTGAGAGGTGCCATCCTGACGTGGCTGCACCGCGCCTCGTTGCGCCCCCCCGTTGCGGGCGCCACCAGCGACGACATACTCAACACGTTCATCGGACTAGCCGAGGGCGACATCAATATGCGGCTGCGCGCCCGCTGCATGATCACTAGGGTGACACAGCCGGTGATCGGACAATACACGCCGCTGCCGTGTGATTTCCTCGAGGCCTACGACGTCCGTCTGGAGAATGGCCCCGAGCTGAAATATCAGCCGCGGGGCATGATGGCGAATGCCCGCTGGGCACGCGTGCTCAATAGCCCCGGCGACCCAGCCTGGTCGGGATACTCACCGCCAACGATCCCGTGGAACAACGGGCAGCCTACCTTCTATTCCATCGTAGGATCCGAGATGGAGCTGTCGCCGTTTCCCGACGCCGGCAATCCTAATCCGCAGCTGCCAAATCTGCAGCTCGCCTACTACCAGAAACAGGGGCTTGGCGCGGACGACGACGCCACCACCGCGGTGCTGACGCAGTATCCGGCGATCTACCTCTATGGCGCGCTGGTGCAATCGGCGCCATTCCTGCGCGATGACAGCCGCGTGCAAACGTGGTCCGGCCTCTACGAGGCGGAAATCAGCGGCGCCAACAGCGAAGGCGAGCGCGCCCGCTGGCAGGGCACGCGGCTACAGCAGCGCTACGCGCGGCTGGCATGATCCGGCCCGAGAGTTTCCGCACCGGACCGTCGGTGGTTTCCGGCCATGTTGTGGCACGAGCGACATCGACGGCGCCGAACGCGCAGGGCACGTTCTCGACCTATCTCGCTGGCGGTCTGCTCAATCACGCGTTTGTCGCCGGACATTCCTATGTGCCGCCGCCTACCGTCTATGTGGCGCTCTACACCGCCAACCCGACTGCGGCGGGCGGCGGCACCGAGGTGGCCGGCGGCAATTATGCGCGTCAGGCCATTGCCTTCGGCGCCGCCTCCGGCACACCGGCCACGGTGAACAACAATGCCGAGGTGCAGTGGCCGGCGGCGAGCGCCAACTGGGGACTGATTTTCTCGGCCGGCCTGCTCGACGCAGCGACCGCCGGCAACCTCATGGCGTTTGGTCTGATGCTGACGCCGGATGGGCTCACCGCGACGCCCAAGCTGGTTTCACAAGGCGATGTGTTCCTGATCAATACCGGGGCGTTCGTCGTGGGGCTGGTCTGAGATGGCGAGCGTCTATGGCCGCGGGCTCTATAGCGCAGGCTCCTACAGCCGCGACTTTTCCAAGAGCCGCAACACCATCGCCGGCACGTCGTTCATCGCCGTGCAGGCCTCCGTGCAGCATTACGCGCTGGTGCAAATAACTGCCGCCAGCTCGGTTGAGGTGATCGGCCGCCTGCTGTGGGATCACGTCCCTCTCGCGCCGTGCGAAGGCGCCTGGACGCCGCTGACAGATCTTCCGTGCCGGAGGGCGGCATGAGCGACGTTGACGTCACCCCCAGCAATATCACGACGCCGAACCTGGGGCTGAACAAGCCAGCGGTCGGTGGCGATGATGACGTCTGGGGCGGCCTGTTAAACGCCAACGCCGACACGCTGGACAGCGCCGTTCAGGATCTGCGCACCGAGGTCAGCCAGCTGTCCGGCGCCTTGCTGTTCATCGGCACCTACGACGTGGCGGCTGACTATGCGGAATTTGCCGCCGCGTCTGGGTTTCCCAACGGTCCGCTGCCGCCGGCCAGTGCCGCCAATTTCAATTCATACCTGATCGCCACGACGGCGGCGACCGGCC